CAAATCCTTCAACCTTTGTTTCTTCTATACGCATCGTCTTGCTCCAACCCCTTGTTTTGACCCGGCCTTAGCACCGGGTCTGGGGTTTAAGAGGGATGCGCTTGCATCCCCCCGCTTCACCATTTGTTCCGTCGTTGCCCCTATCGCACTTACCTTACCGTTCTGTCCTTCGCTGCGGTGTCTCCCGGTAGGTTTCAGCCCCGGTTTCTTGTCTGCCCGCATCTGGGTTTCATTGTTGGGGTAAGCTGGTTTTTCCTGCGCTAGTTGTTGAGCGGTCTAGCCCGCTGCTGGTTTTGTTGGCCCACGGCACCGTGCTTACCGTTTTTTCAGCCTGTCTAGTAGATTCAGACTAGACACTGTATTCAGTTGTTAAGGTTCAAGGTTCCTTGTACTAATTGGGTCTATAAGAATAGTAAGGGTTGTTGTACAAAGTGTCAATACCCAGTACAGACCATTCTAGGCACGACTTTTACCAATTTCCCGCTATATAAGGAAGCGCAGTCATTTCGTGGCCGGAACCAGGCTCCCGGTTTGTCACCCCATTTCTTGAACCGGGCGGGCCGTCCACCAGGGGAGAAACCGGCCCAACTCACCCCATACTATCGTGATAATGCTTATGGTGGTTCCTTCTTGTACAAATTATACAACCCGCCACTGATTGTTCAACTGGGGTGCCTGACCTTCTTTAAAACGGCTTAGAACGCCAAAGAAAGCACATCAGTTTCCGGAACTTTTGTTCTAAATGATGACGCAATCCACGCAGTATCAATAACTTGTTTGGGGCCGCCTGAAAGCGTATCATCGCCCTTGGGGTCAGATTTTTGTATAATGTGACATAGGGGGTACTGAAATGGTCACCGCAGAACCGATTAACACCACCGCCCATCTGGTTGGGCGGCTCCACGGCATGGGTCTTTCTTATGAAGAGATAGGGCGGCAGTTGGGTGTCCATTGGCGTACCGTCTACCGCTGGGGGAAGGGCCAGAACCATCCCTGGACGGCCACGGCGGTGAACCAACAACTGGCCGGAATCCTGGCAGCCAACCACCGGACATAGACCATGTACCATGTGACCCTGACGGACTACGAAGAAGCCCGCTGCCGGGAACTGGGGGTACAGCGGAATCTGAACTGTCAGGAGCGCAACGCCACGCCGAACAAGAAAGACGATGGGCATACCCAGGAACACAACCACATCCTGGGTGTCACCGGGGAATACGTCATGCTAAAGGCTTTGGGCATCGGCGGCTTCGATGACATCAACATGGTGGGCCGTGACCCTGAAGGGGATATAACCTTCCCCAACGGGGAAAAGATGGAAGTCAAGAATACCAACAGGGAAGGGGGTAATTTCATCATCCCCGAAGATAAGCCGGGTGGGGTCTTTGATGCGCCCTACGGCGGTCTGGTGTGGCCCCTGAAGGTATCTGGGCAGTATGGGGTGATTGGCTGGTGTAGCAGGGATGAATACTTGGAAAACAGCCGGAAGGTGGATGAAACGACCAGGCCGAAGATGCCCAAACCTTGCTGGTTGATGGAGTGGAAAAAGCTGCATCCGTTGTCCGAATTACCCATCCATCTTTTCCGTTACGAGTTGACAGACCAGAAGATACATACCGTTACGAGTTAACACGTTGGTCAACGTATCTACATGGAGTAAACCCGTAACAACTGCCCCGAATTGACAACGAAACCCAACTACGTGTCAACACTGTCAATTCCCCCTATAGTTAAGTTAACAATTAACAACCCCCCTAAGAACCCCCCATTACGGCGGCCTTTGGGGGCCGCCTACAGGTTACGGGTAGGATGAAGAAAGTGATGGAATTATTCAGAAAGTTGTTCAAGACATCGGATGGATGGTGTCCTAACAGTGGGAAGCCCGCCCCGGTCAAGGAAGCGGCCCAGCGCAATGCCGGTGGTTACCTTATCGGGATGAATTGCTTATGCTCAAAGTGTGGCCGCCATCCCAGGGTATCGTCTTCAGGGGTTTTTAGACGGCATAAGAAGAAAACAGTGGGGTCAGATTCTTTGACGGCCCATTGGCTGAAAAGCCATAAAGGACATCGGCAGATATTGACCGGCAAGTTGATTGAATGACGATAGCTGACATGGATTACGATGAAGAAGGCCGGAACTATTCCCTGAATAAGAACGTCAAGAACGTGGAATTCCGCATGGTCTGGTGGCCCGTTGACCGGCACGGTAACCTGACCTTTGAAGATGAAAAACCCCAAGGCCAGGAAGTCGGCTTCGATGCCCTGGCCGTCAGGAGACAAGGCGGGTGGGACATCCACAACATCACCCCACAAGAACGGGTTCCAGGGATGGCACGGTGCCAAGTCAAGGCGTTCATGGAACGTGTAGCCGTAATCCTTTCAGAAGTCCTTGGTGGCCCCATCGTCCGGTTCCCTTCCCAGGTCGTTGATTGGGATATGATGGAGCATAACCCCTATTCGGAGATATGACGCACATGCCCCACCGCACGGAATCCAAGACCAGCCCCAGGCGTATCCAGGCCGTGATGAAGCAGCGCAAAGCCCTGGAACTGCGCATGAAAGGCGAGACTTATCATGAAATAGCATCTAAATTGGGCTATAAAACACATACCGGCGCACTGGCTGCCGTTAATAAAGCCCTTGATAAGACCCTACAGCCAACCGCAGCCCATTACAGGGCTTTGACATTAGAGCGTTTGACCACGGTGATGCAGACCTTCTGGCCTGCTATGCTGACGGGTGATGACGATGCGGCCCGCACCGTTCTTCACGCCCTGCGTGACATCCGGCAGCTAATGGGCCTGGACGCTCCGCAGAAGGTCGAACACGCCGGGAATCAGGACAACCCAATCCGGCATCAGGTGATGACAGTAAGCGTTGGTGACGTTACATCCGCCCTACAAGTCCTGGCAGATGCGGGGGCAGTCCGGTTGGAACCCAATGGAATCCAGCCTGGAAATCCCCTGGACAGACTATATCCCCCATCAGCCAACGACTAAACAGCTTGCCTTCGGCCTGCTAGACACCCCTGAAGCCCTGTACGGTGGGGCTGCTGGCGGTGGTAAGTCCGATGCGCTGCTGATGGCTGCCCTTCAGCACGTCAATACCCCTGGATACGCTGCGTTGCTCCTTAGACGGTCATACACAGACCTTTCCTTGCCCGGTGCGCTGATGGAGCGGGCCAAGGAATGGCTGATGGGTAGCGATGCCAGGTGGAGAGACACGGAAAAGACCTGGCGATTCCCCAGCGGTGCCACCATGACCTTCGGTTACTTGGAACGCCTGGGTGATGAATACCGCTACCAGTCCAGTGAATTCCAGTTCATAGCGTTTGACGAACTAACACAGTTCGCTGAATCACAATACCGCTACTTGTTCAGCCGGTTGCGGCGATTGGGCAGCACCACCATCCCCCTGCGGATGCGGGCGGCCAGCAATCCAGGCGGCCCCGGCCATGAGTGGGTGCGGCAGCGGTTCATTGACAGTGACGTGGAAGGCCGTGTCTTCATCCCGGCCACCCTGGACGATAACCCGTACCTTGACCGGGAATCCTACATCAGCAGCCTGATGGAGTTAGACCCGCTCACCCGTCAGCGTTTGTTGAAGGGGGATTGGTCAGCCCGCCAGGAAGGAACCTTATTCAAAAGGGAATGGTTCCCTGTGGTGGATGAACTGCCGGTGATGGTCAACCGTTCCGTGCGCTTCTGGGACTTGGCTGCCACCCCCATGCGCCCTGGTACTGACCCTGACTACACGGCGGGGGTGCGTGTGGACTACGGGGCCGATGGCCTGTACTACGTGGTAGACGTGCAGCGGATACGGGCCACACCGGGCCAGGTGGAAGCCCTGGTGCGCCAGACCGCCATGATGGACGGGAGCCGCACACAGGTGGTCATAGAACAAGAACCGGGGGCCAGTGGGGTCAACACCATCCACCATTACGTGACCAGGGTTCTGTCTGATTACACGGTACGGGGCCAGCGTTCCACCGGCTCCAAAGTTGAAAGGGCTGGGCCGGTCAGTAGCCAAGCCGAAGTGGGCAACGTGCGGCTATACCGTGGCCCCTGGCTGGGGCCGTTCCTTGATGAAGTGGAAGCCTTCCCGCTGGGTGGGCATGATGACCAAGTGGATGCGCTGTCTGGTGCGATGATGCGGCTGCGCACTACCCGTTCCCCCGAACCCCTGGTGCATCAACTGGTAGGGGCCAGACGCATCGACCCCGCCAGGAACCCGCTGGGCCTTGACCCCGATAACCCGATTTACTGGGATAAGGTCTGATGTTAAGTAAGGAGTTGACCGATGGTTCTGCTTAGTGCTAACGGATTAGACCCGGTTGCCGAATCCATGATGCGGTGGATACAGCAGCAGGCCGATGACCGAAGGGTGGACTACGAACTGGCCCGCAACTACTACAACGGGGAGCATGACACGGCCCTGACCGATAGGCTGAAGAAGTTCCTTCCCCCACGGTTATCGTTCAAAGATAACTTCATGAACGTGGTGGTGGACACTTTGTCAGAACGGCTGAACGTCATCGGATTCGACATCGAAGA